CCGGCGGGGATCGCAGCATCAACACCGGCGGGTATGGCAGCACCAACACCGGCGGGGATGGCAGCACCAACACCGGCGGGTATGGCAGCACTCTGATTTTCAAATGGTGGGACGGCAATCGTTACCGCTTCACCATCGGCTATGTTGGCGAGGATGGGATCGAGCCGAATGTAGCCTACAAGCTGGATGCGGATCACAAGATCGTGAGGGCGTGAACATGGACATCGGACTTATTTTGCTTGCACTCGTGGCGTGCTACCTGGTTATCCGATACACGCCGACAAAAAAACCAGAAAATTAGGGGAGGTGAACCAATGGAAGAAACGAAAACTTTGACAATCGGCGAGGTCGTTGAAATGACCCGCGAACAGCTTCAGATCTTAGCCGAAGGACTGCTGTCCGAGAAGGTCCAACTGGAGCAGGAGCGCCTAAATCTTGAAGAGCAGCGCGTCACGAAATTCGAGGCGCTGGCCGCCGAATACAACGAGCGCATCAGCCATGAACTTCCCGAAGAAATCCGCCTGCGCGTCGCCGCGATTGAGGCCGAGCGGGAAGGCGCGTACACTGCGCTGCGCGAAGCGTCTGCCTGCGCTTCAGCGCAGGTGGCCACCAAAATCGCAGAACTTCAAGCGCAGATCGACAAAGCCGTTCTGTCGCTCGAAGAGTCTGTCTCGGTGCCGTTTGGCGACAAGAAGAAATACGCGATCTACAACAGCCCGCGTATCACCTGGGACGGCAAGATTCTCGAAGGGTTGGCGATTGCGATCCCCGAAGTCGCCAAAGCCCGCAAAGTCGGCAAGCCGTATGTTTCGTACCGATAGGAGGTAACTCATGCCTGAGCATAACCCGCAAATGGTGAAATTCGTAAAGGTGCCAGCATCGCTTCTGATGCGGCTGTACGAGATCACCGAGCACAATCAGTACTCCTGGCCGGTCTCGCCGGCCTACTTGCAAGCGCACATCGACGATGAGATCGAGATCAACGCGCGGCATCTGTCCATTCTGGCGCGCAGCGCGCGGCTGTACATCGAGCCGGAAGTCGCCGATTATCTGGTCGGCGAAGTCGACCGGCTGCTGGAAGGTGCGAAATGACGGCCGGGCGCGGTTTCACTCTTACCGAAGGAGCGCTTGTTTTTCTCGGCCTGGCGCTGCTTCTCGGCCTGGCGTGTTGGTGTGCTGGCTTCGCGATCCAGCAAGCGCAGATGATCAACCTGGGCAGTGTCGAAATGACGCGGCATGCGGAGAACGGGCATTTGGGCCAGCCGAACGCGCGCTCCATCAGCGAGAAAATCGACGGCGGCAAATGTCCGAACCTATCCGCCTACGTCTGCCCGAGAGAGGGCACAGTCAAAATCATGTGCAGCGAACCGGGCGCATCGGCCACCGACGGCCTGATCATGGGCGTCTCGAATGCCGCCGAGGTTGTCGCCGCCGCCGTGCAGCCGCAATACACGAAGGTCATCACCGGCTACCGCGCGCGCAATTCGTACTGGAGCGGAAATCTCGCTTCCTGCTTCCCGATCCCACTGGACTGGCTGCCATGAGATACGAGGTGTACATCACTCTTAATCAGCGAGTGCTGGAGCTGATCAAAGGCGCCAACGGTAAGAGCGTCGGCCGGCGATACCTGGTCTTTGCGATCTTCGGCGTCACGGCGGACAATCTCGCCAACTCGACGTATGACCGCGCGATCCGGCGCGCGATTGCCGAGCTGCAAAGCGAGTACCCGATCATCAGCAGCTCATCCGACGGCGGAGGGTATCGCTGGCCGAAAGACGCGGAAGAGGCCGAAGCCTACGCCCGCGAGCTGCGCAGCCGGGCGCAGAAAATGACGAAGAAAGCGCGCGATGTCGAGCGCGCGGTGAAAGTGCATTTTTATCAACCTGACCTACCAACATAATTAGCGGTTGAAGTGCTGGCGGTGTCTCTCGCTTGTACGGGAAAACATCGGCCTGACCGGGTAGCTCCCGTGAGTGGGAAGTGAGCCGAGCCGCCAGCGAAAGTATATTACCGGTAATCGGGGCGGCGGCGATCACATTCAAAGCCGCCTCACTTACCACGCTGTGCGTAAGTTTTAGGAGCGTGCCCGGCGCAAGCAGCGCACACGAGTATGCCGGTTGGAGTGCTGACATAATAAGGCGGCAGTAGAAAGCCAGAAGCCAGTAGAGCATAAATCAGGCTTGGCAGCCGGAGAGACGGCAGAACCTTTACAACATGAGGCGGCGGCAGTGGTGGGACACGCTAATGACACGGAATAGTGTATTTGATGACTATATGGCAAGTGCGCTCTTAACCCAGATAATAACTCGCGGAAGGCAATCTAAAAGGGACGTTGTTGATTGCGGGACAGCAGCACAAAATACGGCGAATGATCATCGAATTGCCAGCGCCGTTGCGAATACACAGACCAGGATCGTATCCTGGCCGCCTCACTAGCCAGCAAACCGGCTGGCGGGAGGTGAAAGCGTGGAACTGTTTGTCGATTCTTTTGTGCTGGTCTGCGCGGCGAATGCGCGCGCCATCGTAATCGCTGGCGGCATTTTCTTCGGCGGCTGTTTCCTGATTTTTTGCGGCCTTTGCGCAATGGCGAGAAGGGAGGAGTGATGAGCAACAAATTTGGAGTAATCGATTCTGCTGAAACCGCTTTTGGTCATCTAGAGGCATTTATTTCCGGTGGTGATGAGTTGGGAGAAGTGCCTGAAAAGGACGCGATTGATGCGGTCAATTATCTCCGCGCCCGCATCGCAGAACTGGAAGCCGAGATCGAAAACTTGATTAAGGCCGACTCAAAAGCAGTTGCAGAAATGCGAAATGCTCTTGCAATTTCCGAGGCAAACGCAGAGCGCCTTGCCAATTTCATCCGCTACGCCATGCAGATCGGCGCGTTACGAGGTAAACGATTGGCCCCCAAAGCTCTTGAGGTTTTGGATGAACACGAAGCAGTGAACGGATGGAGGGATGAATGAGGAGTGAAGTTGATTTTGACGAACTGATTGATGAGGTAGCAGATGCGGCACAAAATTCATACGCTTGCAACGAGTACGGAAGTGGCGCAAGCATAGCAGCTGGCGAATTGCGAGACGCAAAAAACAATCTCCGCTCCGAGATCGAGAAACTCCGCGCCCAGCTTGCCGAAGCGCAGGCGAAGGCAGAACTGTACGAGGGGGCGATCAGGGAGTTTGGCGCTGTTGATGAAACAGGAGTGAATGATGCGCCTATCAATTTTGAATTATGGGCGCGTCATCAAGACGCTGCGACTGCAATTATCGACCTCGCCCGCAGCAACCTACCACCAAAGGAGGCGAAATGAGATTACCCCGCGCTATGTGGTGCGCGAAATGCGGCGAGAAGATTGAGCCGCAGCAGGCGGGCCACATGCCGAATTTTTTCATTCTTTGCACGCCTTGCTTCACATCGCAACCAAAGCCAGAAAAACCAGCCATTGACGTTCGCGCACTTGCCGACGATCCTGACGATCTCGCGCCGTCTTTGCGCGAGCAGCAGGTCGACTGGCACAAACAGGCATACGACTTCGACATGGAAAACCGCAGGCTGCGCAGCCAGTTGCGCGACGCGAAAGAGTGGTTTGCAAAGCTTTTCTTCGCCGATGACCGCGAAGACATCGAAGCCGTCGACATCCACCAACAGCTGCTCGACGCCGAAACGGAGATCAAGCGCATGCGCCAGACAATCCACGACAACGCGTTCCGCCTGGGTGAGCTGGAGCACGCCGACGTTGGCAAACTGCTGAGCCGTATCGCCGAACTCGAAGTCGTCTTGGTGAACGCAGAACCGGCCATCAGAGCGCGCAATGGAAAAGCCGCTTTGATTGCCCAGGCCGAGATCGAGCGCATAAAAGCAGAAAATCCGGCGCTCGACCAGTAGCGGGAAGGTTGTTAGAACCGTGTTAGAAATCGCTGAGAGCGAAGGAAATTCTATAAAGGTCTTATCTGTCGATAGCGCGATAGAACGCCTGTCAGAAGCTGCTTTTTTGCTTGGCGTGGCGCGCGGCTATGACGATCAGAGGCGGTTGATTGTCGCCTCGAAAGACCTCGAAAGCTTGGCCGTGATGCTCGGCGAAACCGTCAAGAAACCGGGGCGGCCGTGGACGCGCTCGTATCTGCGCGCGGTGCTGAACGGCCAACTCAAGCCATCCGCTGAACTGGCATTCGCAATCGAAAGCCTGGCCGCGATCCTGGCCGATCAAGAGCCGCCGAAGCGCAGCGCAAGCCTGCGCGTAGCTGGCGAGGTCGAGCCTGGCGCGCTGGTGCTTGGCGACTCGAAGCGCTGCGAAGGCTGTGGCATGCCGTTTGTGCCGCGCGTACCCTGGGCGCGGTATCACTCGGCAGCGTGCCGGGAAGCGGCTAAAAAGCGAAAATCTGTGCGTTGTTGACAATAGAATTTATCAACAACAAAAGAATTTGACGCCCCCCCACAGAAAGGATAGCGAAATGACTTACAACGAACTCGGAATCCACACCGACGTCGACGCGCTGAACGCGGTCAAGCTGCTGCTGAAGCTGATCAAAAACTGCGGCATGACCTTTCGTCAGGTCGTCGTCATGCCGCCAGATAATCCAGACGCAACAGCAGGTATCCAACGAGCGCTCGGCTATTATGGACTGATGACCGCCGATAAGAAACTGATCGTGGCGCCTGAAATCACTTACAAAGAAGCCGTCTGGCTTGGATTGATGATCAACTCGGGAGACGAAGACGAGCAAGCACAGACAAGCAAAACGCCCCGCCCTGAACCGTCGCCGCCAGAGCCGGTTATTCGACCTCTGTGGTAAAAGCGAAAGACCGCCTCATTTTCGGGGCGGTCTTTTTGCGGCTGTCATAAGGTCGCCGCGTACGCTATTGAGATAGTCCCGGTTAGTGAGGCCGGGACTGGAGGGTAACAGTGACCGCGAGGCCACCATCTCGATCAGTGTAACATAATCGCGAATCCAGTGCAAGGCAAGTATGCGAAACCTACGCTATTCCCTAATGTTATGCGCACTTAATCGCAAACCCCCCTTGCGGGGAGCTTGGCTGTCGCCGTTGGCTAGCGCAGCGACGGTTCGCGGGTAGCAGTGGCGCTTGCTTTTCGCAGAGGCTCTACCCGCTACAACCCTATTATAACACAAAACGCCGAGGGGGACGGCGTTTGTGCGCTGACCGAACTGGTCATCCGCCTCCAGATAACTGGATTGATTCAATTGTACCACAAAAGCAAAAAGAGACTCCCCGTTTCCAGGAAGTCGGGCTGGCGATTCTATCCACCAGGGAGGCTATGCCTTCTCTTTTGCGCCAGTGTTATGCTCTCCGTAGTCTTCTTCGATAGACCAAATGATCGCAATAGGATATTTTGTTACCTTTTCGTTTTCTCGATAAATACAAAACAGAGACCCCTTTTGATATGTGTTCTTCACATCATCAAAATGTAATGGCTGGCTGGTCTCTTTCAAACTAATTTTTACTCTCATTCTTGTTTTTCCTTTCTCAAGCAGGCACCCCTACCGTGTCCATGATCATCTGTTTGACCTGCTGATCAGCATCCGCGTTACCGTCAAACCAATGTCCGGCGTGATAGGCCGCCCCGTTCTCAATCTCAATTGGCGTGAATTTGAACCAGGTTCCTTGCGGGTCGTACTCCAGCACTCCCCCGCCCTGCTGCCAGTTCTGCTGCTCTTTCACGCCGGGAACAACGCCATCAACCCGCGCCGCGCAAGCCACAGAATAGGCTTTGATCGTGCGCTGTTTGTCGCGCTCCCAGATCGTGCGCATTTTGCGCATGCTCTTGTGTAGATGCCCGAAGATCACAGAAACTTGATTTTTCTTCAAGTAGTCTTGATCCGCGTTCTCGGTGGAATACTCTCCATGCGTCAGCCTTACGCCGTCGTTGGGCCAGTAATCAGCATCAGGATAGCCAGCGTGCCATTCAATGCCCGCGCCTTCAAAGTCAAGGTACTTGGGGAGCGAGTCGAGCGAATAGCCTTTGAGGTCATCGTAGGATCGCAGACCATAGGCCTGCTGCGCGTGGGTCAGCATCGCTTGCGGCATACGGTTGTCGTGATTGCCCTCAATCGCGTGGGAGGTCTTTAGCTTGCGCAGCCAGTAAGCCGCCTCGATGATCGCTGGTTGGGTCGTGAAGTAGAAGTCTGGCGAGCGGATGAACTTATCTGACCAATCGGCATTGTCCAGAATATCGCCCAGGTTGATGGAGGCCTCGATTTTCTCAAACTCCATGATCTGTGCGAGGATATTCAGCACGGCGCGGTCATGCAGTGGAATAAGCTGCCCGCGCGTAAATCTGAAACCGAAGTGCGGGTCAGTCCAGATCAGCACGCGGCAAATGCCGTTGCCCTGGCGCGGGTGCGGCTTCGTTGGTCTTGGCGTTGCAAACTGGATCGGCGAGACGACCGGTTCAATCGGATGCGGGCGCAGCGCGACCAGATTGGCTTTGACCTGATGGTTGGTATAGGTCGTACCTTCGCCGGTGGTCACCTCCCAGGCGTTAGCTTTCCATTGCGGGATTGACCAGACAGTCAGGTCGATCTTGGCGCGTTCGACCAAATCTTCCAGGGTGATGATGCGTTTCGCGCCGGTGGCTGTGACCTCGATGTTATTCTGGTTATCGCTGGTTGTCTCCAGTTTCACCAGATCATCGCGGGTACTTTCTGCGGCGGCGTCAGCACCGCGCGCGCCGCGATAATTGGCGATCAGTCTGGCGACCTGGCCTTTGGTGAGGCCGTACTTTTTGCCGAGAGCCGTATAGGATGCCCCGGCTCTGTTCTCGTTGTAAAGCTCTTGACCGGTGACTCGCGTTTCGCTCACTGTTACCCCATGATCTGCGCGTCGATGCGCATGCTGGAAAATGTCGAGTTGGCCGTCGCGTACTCCACAGAACTGATGTAGTGATAGCCCGCCGATAGCATCTCATTCGCCGTCTGCGCCGTTCGTGAGCGCACGCCGTTGGAGATGCCAACAATGGGATGCGGCGACGAAGCGGTATCCAGACCCGCGCCGACAAACGCGGTTGCGCTGGCACCGGCGGTGGTGTCCATGTTGATCGAGAAATCCACAAACCATCCAGTCAGTCCGGTGACGAACTCAACTTTGTTGGAGCTGTCATTATTCCAGTAGCGGTATGCCGCTGTGCCATAAGTGTGGCCGGTTGAATCCGACTTGACGAGGCGCAGCGGAAACTGGTTGAAGTAATTCCAGACGAATTTTTTTGCCGCGCTATGCTCGGTTGTGCCTGCGCCGGAGGTGTAGATCGTGCCGAGGTACAGGTGGTCGGGATCGCCGGATTTGACCACGCGACCCAGCATTTCAGCCGTTCCGGTCGCGCTGGCTTCGAGCGCCAGCTTCTCGCCGTCCCAGTATCCGTAGATGTTATAGACCGTCGCGGCCGTCAGGCTGGCGATGGAAAGCGCGGTTTCCTGAAAAGCGCGCACTGTCCACACCCCGCCGATGTACAGCGGGATGAAGCTGCCATTGAAGGGCGTGAAGTAGATTGTGCTCGCGCCGGTTACGACGGTCGATGGCCGCGGCTCGCCGGAAGTGAGCGTCAGCCGCCCCGCCGGCGCTGCGGGGGAGAAGCCCAGGGCGGCCGCATTCAGCGCCGCGACACGCTCGACGCGCTGCAAACGCTGCTCGACCTCGCGCTGCTGGTTGCCAACGGTCTCGGTTTCGATGGCCGTCATAATCTGACGGGCAGTGCTCATCAGACCTCCTTGAGTGTGATGCTGACGGTCCCGCCGCCAGCCGGATCGAATGACAGGGCATTGACGCGCATCGTTCTGCGCCCGCCGCGCTTGCGGTTGACAAAACCGGTATCGCGCAGCATGACCTCAACCACATCGCCGACGCGCGGGCAGTAGTCGCCCGCCAGATCAGCGATCAGGGAGAAGCGCGGCAGCTTTTGGCGCGAAACCAGCGAGGCAGCCAGCGCGCCCAGGGTCGTTTCGTCTTCGGTGTCGAGCGCGGCTACAATGCCCTGGCAGCGCCCGAACAGCGCGATTGATTCCTCATCCTCTGCGATTGCCGTCAGCACAGACGACCAATCGCTTGTATCGGTTAGCCCGTAAGCCAGCACATCGTTGATGATCTCGCCCTCTTCGAGGAGCTGCACGTTATGCAGGTCGCGCCCCTCGATCAACTCGTAATCCAGAACCGTCTGACCGCGCGTGCCCCATCCGGCGCTGATGATCAGCCCGCTGCCGTCGCGGTTGCCGTCGATCCACCAGTCATAGCCGAAATCTCCGGCCAGCTTTTCGATGGCCTCGTAAATCTTGGCTGCGTTGTAGGTACGCGAAATGGTGTAACCGGTGTGCAGGATATGATCACTGTCTGGTTTGATCAGCGTGTCTTCTGACTGGTTGGCAATGTCGATCAAGTTCTCGAAGACCGTGCCGCTGTCGCCGCTTTGCACTTCGACGGCTGCCGTGCGGCGCTGCTGGAGTTTGTAGCCCATCTCCATCACATCAATCGAGGCGCTGCCGTTGCCCTCGGCGTAGCGCCCCCACATAAAGCCGATCCAGTTGCCAACGGTTTCGTTGATCACCAGCACGATGTTATTTTTCTGGATCAGTTCGTAGCTGAATTTTGGATCACTCACCGGAATGGTGAACACGCCGCGGCCGACGCGGTCAAGGTGCGTTGATCGCGCGACATGGGCGCTGACCTCGGCAACCATCTGCCCTGTGCGGTTGTACACAAAAACATGATCCACAGGCGCGGTCATAGCATGCGCTCCCGGTACTCAATCACCAGATCGACATCAGTCAGGCTGGCCTCGGTGTATTCCAGCGTGTTGGTCACACCCGGGGAAAGCGGCAGCCATTCCGCGCGGGTGTAGTCATTCAGGCGGATGGCCCCCGGCGCTTTGGTGTTGTCCTCCATGTTGGTAACTTCTTTCGCTGCCGTGTCGATGACCAGCTGCTCATCCAGCGGGATGGTGTAATTGACGCGGATGTAATCGCCGGTCGTGGTGTTCTTGATCCTGGCAGAGAGATGATAGACAACCACCTCCCCAACCAGGCCGGTTTGCGGAACGTAGTCACTGTGCAAGGTCAGGGTCGCGTCTGCCACCTCGCAGCGCGTTTCTGCCGGCGTGGGATTGATACCGGGGATGGTCATAATCGCCAGCGCTTTACCGGGGCTGGCTGAGATAGAGCCGGATTGTGTCCAGGCCTCCCATGTCGCGATGGTCGACGGCACGGCAATATCGGTATACGCCTCGCTCGGCGACCGACCGACTGTCGCGATCGTAAAGCCGAAATCATTGACATTGGACAGCGCGTACTTCTCGCCATTCGTGAAAGCGTAACCGCTGACCGGACAGGTCGGCGATTGCCATGCCAGGCCGTAGCTGTTCATATCCACGGCGCGCAGCCCTATCTCTGGCACGTCGTCGTCGGTGGTGTACTGGTCGCCGGTGTAATGCTCGCCGGTGGTCGCGCCGTTGGTGACCCGCTTCCAGCGCCCGGCTTTGCCGTCGTTGGCGGTCGTGTCTGCGAAGTTGGTGTAAACCCAGCTCGTGTTGGTCGAGTTCAGCGAGAACATAGGTTCTAATCCGCTGATCGTTGGCGCGGAGAGCGAAGCGTCGCCGTACTTGATCACCACGTCGGCAGGCAGCAGGTAGATTTTTGCGCTGGTTGAATGCGCGGCCATGCTCGACCCTTTGACCGCGCGGGTCACGCCGGATAGCACCTGATCTTCCAGGTTGTAGTCGGTGAAAGTGAATACCTCGCTGTCAATCAGCACGAAGCCGCGTTCGGGCAGCTCGCCGACCGGTGTGTTCTTCCAGGTGATTTCAGTCACCGCGCCGGTTGAGGCCAGCGCCGTATCCAGATCGGCCTCCCAAAACGCCAGGCTCGGGATTTTGATCCAGACCTTTGTCGCGCTGGTGTTGATGCCGTAAAGCCAGCGGTCGACTTCTACGCCATTGACGTACACGCGCAGATCGTCGCCGTCCGCCTGCATTTTGCCAGCCGTGACCAGCGCAGCGGTGTCCCATCCGCCGGTCAGCTCGACCATGTACTCCGCGTCGATGTAACCCAGCGATGCCGCCGGAACGCGAAGCTTGACGAACTGCGAGTAACGAAAGCCAGCCGCCGGGCTTTTTGCGCTATCGGGCGTGATCTTGATTACAGGCAGCGCGGGCGCGTTGCCGCCAACAGATAGATTCTTTGTCGCGCCGCTGCTCGAAACTGCCCAGGTCGACGACGTAAGCGTCTCGGCGATCCATTCCGCGTCGTGGGCCAGCAGCACAACCGTGACGGTGTTGTAAACGTCGCGAGATACCTGATTGACCGTGCAATAGCGATACCATTGCTTGTCGCTGTTGGCCGCGTCTTTGCCGATCAGCTTGACCGGCGTGGTGCTGCGCGGGTCGAAGTAACTGAGCAGGGTATCGAAGCGCGTGTTGACCTGCGCCTCGGTGCCTTCGATGTGAATTTGCAGCGCGATGGTCATCATGTCGCGCGCGTGGCCAGCGTAGCGGGCATAGCCGCCCGCCAGATTACCGCGCAGCACAGAAGCCGAGGCGCGCGGCAGCGCATCCGAGCCGACCGGGAAAGTCGCCTTGTAGGTCGTGCCGTCGTTGATTGCGTGGCTGTTGTATGTATACGGTTCAAGCTGCATTTGCCCTCCTAAACCATGACGCGGTTTGAAATTTCGTCAGACGTGCCGTCGGACACCTGGAGCGTGACCGGGCCGTAGAAGTTGTTGACCTGCCCGCCGCCGGAAGAGCTGCCTGATGACGCACGCCCAACCTCGCTTCTCGGAACGACGTTGAACGCCTCGCCGGACGACAAGCGAATCGGATAAGTGTCGTTCTCGAAGCCTGGCGGTACGATCTGCCAGCCGTTCGTTCCGGTGGCGTAGGCGCTGCCATCGTTCCAGTGGAAGTTTTGCGAGGCTTCGCTGTTTGATACCCGCCGCACTTCTTCAAAGATGGTTGTGATGGTGATCGTCTTGTCGTGCAGCTTATCGACGTTGTCTTTCAGACGCTGCACGTCCGCCCAATACTGTGCGGTTGCTTCGGCGGCGTCGATTGCGCCATCTTTGTTCTTGTCGTACTTCTCGGTGAGTACTTCCATCGAGTCGTGCAGCAGCTTGGTCTCGTCGTCTACCAGGCCGAATTTGACCGCCAGATCAAACGCGGTTTCAGCGTCGGCGTGCGCGGCGAGCTGCTGGTAGAGCAGCGCCGCGGTTGATTCATCGAGCGATGTTTTCAGCTCGCGCTGCTGAAGCTCGTTCTCGTCAATTTTCGCGCTGAGGTTCATCACCTTTTCGCTGGTCGGCGAATAGCCCTCTTCGATGGTTTTCTGCATCTGCGCGGTCAGCTCGTCATGGGTCTTTTTCAGGCCCGCCATGCTGGCATCATAGTCGTCGAATACCTTGCCAACCTCGCCGCGCACAAACGACGCGACTTCATCCAGCGAATATTTGAAAGTAGAGACTGACGCGCTGGCCTGATCGGTGGCCGGGACCACCTGACCAAGAAAGCGTTTCGCCATCTCTTCGCCTTCGCGCCCGGCTTCGTATTGCGAGCGGGTCAGAATGTTGTACTGGTCGGTTACTGCGACCAGACCAGAGCCAACCGCTTTGAATACCTCGATCGTGCCGTCTTGATTCTGCTTGATGACAACGCCCTGCGCTTCGACGACGCGGCGCATCTCCTTGACATAGTCGTCGTAGCTGCCGGTGATGGAGGCGACCTCTTTGCTGTGCTGGTTGGTCATGTCGATCAGTTTTTGGCCGCCAGACAGCATGATGGTGATTGCGTCGGCCGCGTCGCCAATCGCCGGGGCAAGCTGCGCCTTGAAAGCGTCGGCTGCGTTCTTGACCGCGGTATCCATGCGAGCGATGCTATCGGTGGCGCTGTCGGTGTTACCGCCGACCTGCTCCATGAGCGTCGCGCCTGCTTCCAGCGTTGCATTGAGCAAAGCCTGTTTCTTCTCTCCGTCGCTGAGCTGCTCGACGGTTTTGCCGAGCTGCGCTGCGTATTTTGCATTGGCTTCGCCGATCTTGAGCGTCAGGCCGGTGTTGTCGATCAGTAGCGGTGAGCCGCGCTTGATACCCGTCATCAGCGAGTTGTACAGAAATTCCGTAGTACCCAGCGATGGGTTGAGCTTGTTGGCCGCCTTTGCGATTTCGAGAATTTCCGGCGCGGTGTCGGCCAGAGATTTCGCCAGATCACCGGACACACCCGCCAGAAGTGTGGCCGTCGATGACATGAGCGTCATGTCGCTGACTGTACCTTTTGAGGCCGCGCGCAGACGCGCGAGCGTATCCGGCGCAGCGCCGATACTATCGAGCAGCATGTCAAACGACTCGCGGGTCTGGTTGACTGCCGCGCCTTCCGCGCCGAGTTCAAAGGTTTTCTTGAAGACTTCAGCAAACGTTGAAAACGCCTGTTTTGCTACGTTGATCTGGCTGTTCAACTCGGTGAAGAACATCGAGCTTTTGCTGATTTGCTTCCCGGCGCTTTCAACATCGGAGCCAGCCTTTTTCAGATCGGCGCCGACTTTATCGAAGCCTTCGGTAATGGCTTTGACAATCAGATCGACTTCGGTTTTATCAGCCATTTTCAATCCACCTCACCAGCTCGCGCTGGCCTTTCGTGAGTTTGGACCAATCCGCTTTTTCGTTGCGCAGATAGGAGAAGGTCACAAAAACAGCCTCCAGCGCCTGCATCTTCACCAGCAGGTCGAGAGGCTGCCCGACGTATCCCCCTGGGTATGGGTAAACGCCGTATTTGCGCCAGTCCTGCCAGGCTCGGATCACAAAACCTTCAGGCGCGATTACCGCGCGCGCGTCCTGCAAGCCCCAGCCTGTTTCGCCTTCGTTCTCCTCTCCGTTTACCCAGTTTCTGACGGAGAGGAGAAGGCTTTTGGGACATTGAAGCATCGCATAAAATCGGGGAGCGTTGCCGCGATGACCCAGGCGATGAGGCGCAAGTCGAGTTGGGAAAAATCCCATTGAGCAGGATTGCCATTCAGGCCCGGTATGCTCCAGTCGTCTAACAGCGCCAGCGCCACGGCAAAATTTGTCAGTGTCGCGCTCCCCGATGTTGAAGCGCTTTCGACCGCCTCATCTCTCCTCCGAGCATGCTCCCCACGCCAGGTGTCCGGTAAGACGATGAAAGCGCCTTCAAACTCTTTGAACGGGCAGATGATCTTCCGCCCCATTACACAGTGCCCCACGCCGGCGTCGAGCCAGGCGACGGTTTCCAGGTGGTGTTGAGCACCCATTTGCCGCCATTCGGCGCAGCCGAACAGTCGAGCAGGGTATAATCCCCGGCCCATTCAGGATCGCCAGTCGTCGGCGCGGCCCCTCCAGCCCCGTACTGCAACGCCAGCGCAATATCCGCCGTGCCTTGCAGTGCGTTCAGCACGGTATAAGCGCCGGTCGATGCGGTGTCGTTCATGTGGAACTGCGCGGTAATCACGCTCTCGGCGTGACCGGCCAGGTAGTTCTTGACGGAATTGGAGACGCCGGTCATTTCGACCTCGTCAAAAACCAGACCACCGCCCTGCACAGTGCCGGGCAACAGATCGCCGGTTAGATCGACCGTATTGACCAGAAAACGGAAGGAACGTTCAAGTTTATTTTTTCCCGCTGCCATTTTTCACTCCTTTAGTTTCTCGCAAACGCAACCGCGACCGTGGCGCTGCCAGAGGTGCGGGTGGCTTTGAAACGGACGTACCGGTTGGCTGTGCCGGTTCCGCTGATATGCTCGCTGCCGATCGCATTACCGGTCAGCGTGAATGTACTGAGGTTTGCCCAGGTTGTGCCGTCAGTCGAATGCTCGATGGCGAAGCTGAAGACGCCAGAACTTACCGCCGTAATATGCAGATTGGCATGCCAGCCGCCGGTCGAAGCCGCGCCGTTGTTGACGCTGGCCCCGGTGGCCGTCGAGCTGACTGCCGTTTTCGGATACAAGACAACCCCGAAAGGATTGCCGTTCTCTTCGCCGGATGCGGCCAGGAAACTGGCTGTAATTGCGCCCGCGCCGCCCTCGAATCCCTCCGCTTCGGCCATTTTCGCGCCGGCCAGAATATAGGCTACGTCTCCGACGACTGGTTCAGCGCCGCTGCCGAAAAACAGCGAAACGTCGAGCAAATCTTCGTCCGCCAGGGCGTCGAAGCTGCCTGCGTTGTCATTGAGCAGCGCCTTGAAATCGCGCACGCCGACGGTGCGCTGCCCGGCCAGATAGTTTTTGATTGCGTTTGCCCAGCCGGTCATGTCGACTTCGTCAGAGAGATTATCCAGACTGCCGAGAGATCGCGCGTCGCCGGACAGGTCATAGCCCCCGGTGTAAATCCGTGCGTAACGTTCAAGTTTATTTTTTGGCATTAGAACTCCTCGCATTCAAAAATAATGCGCTGGGTCAGGTATACAGGCCCCGCGGCCCGCGCCTGCTCTTCGCTCATGGTGCTGGCGTAAAGCGGCTGCAATGGGCTGCCGCTGTAAATGCGTCGCACCAGCAGGCCGTCGGTGCTTGCGCTGGCGGCGGAGCCGCCGCCCATCGCGTCGATGATCTTTTGGCGCATACTCAACAGGTCGTTTTGCGCGTTATCCCAGCCATCGAACTTCACAACCAACACGGCCGGAATACTCCACACGCCCAGCATGGACGGCCCAACGTTTGAGATGTCGAAGTCGTCAGAGGTCTCGAAAATCACATAGGGCGCGAGGGATAGCGATTGATCGAGCACGCCGTAATCGTTGATCACAACGTCGGCCTCGTCAAATTCTGCCAGCGCTTGAATGACGTCTTGCAAATTCTGGATGATTGCCAGTTCGCTCATTTAGACCCCGCAATCGTGCGTGTGTAGCTCAGCGCGGTGTCTTTCAACCAGGTGCGCGCGCCAGGGTGCCAGCGCCGGTAAGCGCGCCCCAGGAATTTATTGGCTTTGGTGCCGGGGTGATGTACTTCCGGGTAGAAATACATGCCAGCGCCTTTTGGCCCCTTCTCCCAATAGAATGCCAATGTCTTGGCGTTCTTGGCGGCGATGAGGTGCGGTTTGGTGCCGAGTGCGATGTAATTTCCCAACGGCTGCGGTGTGTAGATGTTGCCTTCGACTGCGTCGCCGCGTTCATAGGTGCGGAAGTGGATCGCGTCGGCGAAGCTGCCAGTTTTCTTCGGCGCTTCATCCTGGGCCAGATCCACCAGGCGGCGCATTTGCTCACGCATGCCGTCGCGCACGTTGCGCTTGAGATTGTCGCCCGCCACCTGAAAGCGCGCGGCGACTTTGCCCCAATCAGGGCGCATGCTGACATTGATCATGCCGCTCATGAATCCCAATCCTCCACGGCGTTACCGAAGGCTTTACGCTGGAACAGCGGTTCGATACTCGCTCCGCTTTCGTCAGTGTCGCGGAAGGCAATCCCAGCCGTCAGGCTGTAATTGCGGGTCGCGCCGAGGCGCTCCATGCCGACCGCATTGCTTTCGACAAACGCCTCAACGTCCTTGCGCACGGCCGAAAACATATTCGGCCGGCCGCCGCGTTCCGGGTTGGGACCAAACCTGCCAAAGCCGTTCAGCCCTTCGACGATAGACGCGACTTCCTCCTCGACAAAGAAATTCAGCATACGCACGACGCTGGCTTGAGTGACCGGAATGACAAAGCCGTTCTGCGCCAGAATGCTATTGAGCGCCGCGCTGACCTGATCGATGAATGCTTCGACGCGCGTCAATGCCGGGCGTGTGGTAGCGTCAAACGTGCCGCTGCTGTTGGCGTTGCGCGGGGTAAGCGCAGCGACGCCGGTAACTGTGCCGTAGGAGTTGGGGTCAAGAGCCACGTTATCAGTCCTCCAGTTTGAGCCAGACGGTTACGCTGTCGCCGGCGTTCGCCCCGGCGATGGAGATGTTCAGCACATCATGCAGCGCGATATGCGAATAAAATCCGGCGATGCCTGCGCCGTCAGCCCCGCACGCCTGCAACATCGGGTACTTAACCACATCCGTCGCCGCGTTGGCGATGGACAGAATGGTCTGCTCAGGCGCTGCCGGACTGGTGCCTTTGGTTTTGATCACAACGTCAGTCGTACCAGCAGGCGGCGCGTCGTTGTATTTGATATGCGCGCTGATCAGCTTGCCGGTGATAATCGGCGTGTCCGCGTTGGCTGTCGCAGCGCCATTCGCGCCGACCGCCGCGCCGCTGGAAAATGGGCCAGCGTATCGGATCATTTTTTGCCTGCCTTTTTCGCTTCCGGTTGCGCTTCGGCTTCCGGTTGCGCTTCGGCTTCCGGTTGCGCTTCTTCGCGCACTTCCAGAAACGGGTGTTTCTTGGCCCGGGCTTCATATCCAGCGGGCACGTCGCGCCATTCATGGCTGACGTACTCGCGGCCGGTGAAAGCCTGGATGGTGCGTTTGTTGGTTTCTGCTTTTACTTTGGCTTGCATTGTTACTCCCTCAAGGGAGGGCTATCATCGCAGCCCTCCCTTGCCTTGTCGAGTAGCGACCTATGCGAGGTCGATATAGCTGACGATCACATCAACCGCCCCCGCCGAGGCGTTCGCGGTGTTGGTCCAGGTGGCAATGATCGCGGTGGCTGCGGCGCAGTACTCGCTCGATTTCTGGTCGTTGTTGGTTCCGCCAGTCATCGCCTTGTAGGTTCCGGCGCTTCCGCCCGGATCGAAGTCCGACGGGTCGACATACTTGTCAGTGTTGGCGGCTACGCCGACCTCGAAGGTCTTGGTCGTGTCGCCGTTGAAAGCGGTTTTCACCACGGCCACAACTTCGGTAATCACACTGCCCAGCGGGACGGTGCAGATCGCGGCGGTTTGCGCGCTGCCTCCGGCGGCGGCGTTGACGCTGACCTTGACGTGCTTCTCCAGACCGTTGCTGTTGAGCTTGGCGGCCTGGGTCTGTGCCACGCTGCCGATTTCCAGCGCTGCGGTGTCGAGACTGTCCGCGTCGATGGTGGTCGCGTCAATCGAGGAGGCCACAACATCGGTTAAATTCGTAGTGCTGCCCATGTCACCTCCTTACGAGTTACGAGTTGCCCATGACCGCGAGTTGCCAGAGGCCGTAGTAGACCTCATAGCGGCTGTAAAACTTGAAGAAGTACGAGCCGCCGTCGTCAGTGTTGGGGTCGAACCAGGCTTCTTGCAGGTTCGGCTCTTCGCGCATGACAACGATGATCGGCTTAGCAGTCTCGCTGGAGGCGGTCAAAATCCACGCGGTGCTGTCCAGTTCAGGCGACACGATGGCCGGTTTGAGCTTGCCCGCAAAGGGGTTGATCTCGCGGTTCGCGGTGTCGTAGGCCTGCGGATTGGAAACGAGCTGCGAGGCGGTGTACTCCAGATCAGGCGATACGATCAGCTGATCGAAGTTGTAGTTCAAGTACTCCCCGAACTCGTTGCGGAACTTGCGGGCAGCGGTGCGCACGGTGTTGAAGTTGTCCAGGCTCAGCGCGAGGCCGTACTCGTTGTCCTGCGCGGTCTGGTATTCAGCGCCCTTGTCGACGTGGTCAGAGTCGAAGAACTCCTGTCCGTCGTAGCACAGGCCGTAGGTCGAGGTATCGCCGCCGTTCAGCACCTGAAAAACGCGGTTGTTGATGTGACGCTGGAAGTTCTCGCCAGCAGAGCGCACCTTGCGGTCGAGTTTGCCGGTCTGATCGTCCTTGAGGTCGTTGTAGCTGATGCCGACAACGATGTCCCATGATTCGGGCGCGACAGTGATCGAGCGTTCGATCATGGCTTTCACGATGGAGCGTCCGGTAGACTTGGACGGCATGGGCGCGTCGCCAATGTCGACCATCGTCATCGAGGCCGAGGTCATCGGCACGATTTCGGAAATCAGGCGGTAGGGCATGCCCTCCATTTTCGCGGCGCTGGCCAGGAAGCCAGTGCGCGCCCCCACCAAAAGGTGGTTAGGTACATCGATAATTTTGCTCATGGTTTCCTCCTATTACGCGCCGGCGCAGATTTGCGGGGCAGTCAGTTCGACGTACGCCCATCCGTCTTCCACCCGGACGAGCTTGCCAATTTGCACGTTGTCGGCGGCGGTTTCGGACAGCACGGCGCTGTCATCCATGTACACGGTTTTGCCGAGGTCAGCCTCGTCAAAGACCGCGGACATGAAGCCGACGATGGTCGGACCTACCGCGACCTCGATCATGGTGGTTTCAGCCGCGCCGATCAAAACGCTTTTGTTCTCGGTCGCAATGCCGAGAAAAACGTCAGTTGCGGCGACGGTAACGGTCGAGTCGAAGCCCACGGCGTGCGTGGTGTCGACGCTCTGGTCAATCATCATCGGTTGACCGCGATACAGAGTTTGCGCGGCGCTGGTGTCCAGCGCGAACTTTTCGGTCTTCACGTCCCCGCGAAAACGCAGGGGAGCAGCACAGGTCAGGTTAGCCATTTAGTCCTCCTTCTTGGCGTAAGCGCTGAGGTCGTAATCCTCCATCGCGCCCAGTTCATTGGCGTTCATCTTGAAAAACGCTTCAAGCTCGCCCTTCTCGGCGATCCACTTCGACAGCAAGCGAGCCGCCCAGTCGGGCAGTTCGGTTTTGCCTTGCAGATCGGCGTTGTGGCCGGTCTCGGTGAATTTCACCGCCCCGGCGTCGTGGATTTTTTGCAGCATGGCCTGAAGCTGCTTGGCTTGGTCTTCAGGCAGCGCGATCAGCGAGGCTTCCAGTTCGGCGGGCACCAGCGGCAGGCCGTGGGGTTTCTCCTCGGTGCCGCCGCAAACGGTAGCGCAGAACTGGTGCACTTCGGCTTTGCGCTTCTCCATCGCCAGCGCGGCCTCCAGACCGGTGTTGATGCCGGTCTTGACGCGCTCATCAATCAGCGCCTGAAGCTCGGCAGCCTGCCCAGGGTCTGCCACGAAATCGGCAATTTTTTTGCTCATGGTTGCTTCTCCTTTCTCGGATTGGTTAGACTCTTCAACGGGCTGCCGTCGCCCGGTAAACAACTCGATCACAGGTTTGAGAGCTTCGCTGATTGCCAGCTTCAGCTCTTCGCCGAATCCCATCGGGTCGCGCTCGCAGGTGAACATTCCCGCGCTCATTTCGACCGGGCGCAGCTTGATGTTGTGCTGCGCGTCGCGGCTGGCCGGATAGTTGGTCAGAGAGCCGCCAAAGATCACCTTCTGGCCCATGTCGACCGACGGACTGAAATAGCGCACGAGGTTCGCGCCGATCAGGCGCTCCCCTTCTTCGTTCCAGCGCACGGAGGCGGTGATCACGTTGCGCTCGCGGTCATGCTCGAAACCGAACATAAAACCGGCTGCTTCGCCGTGGTCATGGTTGCCCTGGTCAATCGGGAAGCCGACCACTTCTCCGGAACTGTCGCGTGTGCTTTCCAGCGCGGCGTTGCTGTACTGTGCGTAGATCGGCAGTTCTTCCGGCAGAAAAACCGCTTCCCTGCCCCACATATCCCAGAACGTGCCAGCGCTCAGGCAGTCGATCTTCTTGACTTCCCCGGCGGCAAGTTCCGTAAACGAAAACTGATTGATTTTTTTGCTCATGGTTCTCCTATGCGAAAAAACAAAAAGAGCGCCGAACGTTATCGCCAAAAATGGACGATATTGTTCGACGCTCCCGATACCGATAGGGCTGTCGTCAGGATAGTAGCACTATTTCATGATATTTACAAGCCGTTCAGCCCTTTTGCGTTCTTTTCGTAGTTCGGATGTGCGCGGGGAGATGCCGAGCTTGCGCTCGATCAAATCCACGAAGCCCAGCAGCAGCTCGCGCACACCCAACCAGATGTCGCGGTCGTCAGTCATAGCTTTGCGCTCCACACAGCAGCAAAAATTCGATCTTAACCCACCCGCGCCGCGGGAACAGCCAGCGCATGTCCGAGACGTAGCACCACTTGCGGCCATTGACGCGGCGGTATTCCAGCACGGCGACGCGCGTTCCATGCAGCAGCTTGCCGGTGATGCTGCGATTTTCGACGCTCTCCGGAGAGCGCCACAGATTGACTATCGGGCATACCAGCGTATTGAAAGCGACAGATTGCTGGCTGCGCTCCACACCCCAGATAAAATCGAGCTTCAAGTAGTTAGGCTTCTTCACGCGTTCGGTACTCCTTTGTGCATTTGCAATTGTGACCGCAGGCGCAGTCCTCGCCGGGTTCTGGAAGCGTACCAATCGGCTGCCAGCCCTGCGATGCGTAAGCGAGGCAATCGCCGCAGTGCTCGGCTGGCCCCAAAATACGGCGCTCTTCGACCATCTCGGCGATCTTCATGGCGGCAGTCAGTCCGTCGTAGTACCCGGTGCGCGCGCCCTCGGCGTAGAGCTTCGCGCGGCGCAAAATCTCGGCCTCGCTCAGTTTGCCGTCTTTGATCTCTTGCGCGAAGTTGTTCAGATAGCGGTACTCCATGCGCAGGCGAGAGCCGAGCTTGCCGTAGTCGCTGAACGTCATCGCGGTGCGCCCGCCTCTGCCGGCGGTGTAGGTCAGCTTCCAGCTTTCGCGCAGTTCGCTGCGCATGGCCGCTTGCCAGTCAGACAACGAGGCCTGGCCGGAAAGCATCTTGCGCGTCAGAACGTCGACCCGCGGGGTAACGATCTTGTCATGGTATCGCTCGGCTTCGCGCCGCACGGCGGCCTCGCTGATCCAACGCCCGGTCGCCTTGTTGCGGTAGCGCCCGGCAGCAGGCACCCACTCAAAGCCGCCGCCGTCAGACAGCAGCCTAATCAGATTCATCGTCTGCCTCCGTGGCGTTCAGGAAGGACAGAAATTTATCGAGCTTCAGCTTCGGATTTTTCTTGTTCTGACGCTCCAATCGTTTGATCGATGCAGCCAGCTCGTCGTCAGTGATCACAATCGGCGAGTCGTCCGGGTCTGGATACTCGTCATCGTCGACTACAAACGGGCGCCGCTTTTGCAGCGACATTTCTTCCGGCTCTTGCTGCTGCTGTTTGGGTGGCTTCGGTTCGTCTGGCGCAGGCTCGGCCACTTCTACGGTCTCCGGCACAAAGCCAATTGCGCGCCGGAAGGCGGCCTGATCCTCTTCGTTCATCGTGCGGATGGTTTCCCATGCCGCTGACAGCCCGGCGATTTCGCTGAGGTTGATCGACTTGCTGATCGGAACGGCCACCAGGCGCGGGCGGGAGGTCATGCCAGGGAAAGCGCCCGCGTTGTACTCGAACAGGCGCCGGATCACCTGATCATCGACCTGTTTGGTGAAGCCCTCCATCATTGCGTTGAAGTACGACAGGAACATGCCGGAGCTGTCGCTCATCGCGGCGAATGACCCGCTCCCGCTGACAGACGACAAGGCCATCCACTGCGCGGAGTAGACCATCAGCTTGATGATGCCGTAGTAGCGGATCGCCTCGAGCAGCGAGGGCGCGGCGCTGAAGGGGCTGTCGATAATATCCGCGCTGATTACCTTTTTAGGCCAGGCGGCGTAGTTACCCTCTTGTGCGGCCATGATCGCTTTGGCGGCCTGGGCGATGTTGGCCTTGTCTTGAGGGGTCAACTCACCGTCGAATTTTACTGATAGATGGCCGGCGGAATGCTCGAAGCCAATGCCCTGCACCACCTCAAGGGAATATTTCACGCGCTCCAGACGCCAGATCGCTTCCAGCGGTGAAAGCCCTTCGGGGTTGTTGGGGTCGCCGAAGGTAATATGCAGGCTGTTCTCAATCGGCAAGACAATCTCTTTGCCACCGAATTTCTGCTGTACCAGCGCCTCGACGCGGCCGTGCTCGTCGAGATTCCATTTACGGAAGGTCGAGGCGTTGCGAAAGGCCAGCCGGCGATAGCCGATCAGGCCGTCGCTGTACTGGCTGCGCCACTTGTCGTTACCGGGCGGTTTCCAGTTCGGATCGCGGCGGCCAGGCACGGCCTCCCACCAACCCCAGCCGAAGAAGGGTACATAGCTGACCAGCGTTTCGATAAACTCATCCACGCCACCGGCCATGTCATCAAGCACCGAATACACGAAATCCGCGGCGCGTTGATCGTCGCCGCTTGGCTTTTCTGGCATCTCAACGTTGAAGGAAACCGACCGCGCCAGTGACACGAAGGTCTGGCGCACAATGGATACTTCGGGGTCGCTGCGACGAATGCGGTTGAACAGCGGGTAGCAGCTCGGCCAGGTCAGCTTGCTATTGTAGGCCTCCTGGATCAGGCCCATCGCGCTCTCGATGCCGTTATCGCCGGTCTCTTTGAAATTCATGCCCATTTTGACTCATACCCTTCTACCTGGCCAAGTCCTTCCAGGTCTTCCCAAGATGCGCCCATGTCTTCCCAGAATGCCATGACGACCGCGTCGCCAGCATCCGGGGAATGCCCCAGGCGTTTGATAATGTCTTCTTTCGGTTCGACTTGGACCCGCCCGCCAGACACGACGCGCCACTTGGGGGTGGTCAGGTCGCCGATCAGGTCTTGATCGTCAGGCAGCGCCACATCGACGCCGCGCTCCGGGTCCAACATCTCGCGCAAGTTCCACCAGCCTGCGCTGCGTTTGTTGGTGAAGCCAAACTCTCCGATCTCGTCCAGCCGGTCGGTTTTCTCGGCGGCGTTGAAAGCGTACACGCGGTAGCCTGCGTCGCGCAGGGTATCCACCACGCCCGCGCCGTAGCCGATCACATCCACCACGGCATAAGGATAGTAGGCTTTGTTTGCGCGCAATAGCGGCGAGACGCGCCCGGCGGTTTGCACCGTGCTTTCGTGCTGGGAGTGACGAAGCTCCTTGATCATGTAGCCATAGCGCAGCGCGATGACGGTTTTGTCACTGCCTTGTCTGGCAACGTCGACGCCAACGCACTTGAAGACGGGAATGTCCCCGCTTTCCATGATTTTATACCAGCGTTCGACGGCCTGCTCGACCCATGCAAGCGGGATGATCGAGTCTTCATCGGCGGCTGCGAACTCGCCCTCGACGCGGTTGAGATAGATCGAGCTTTTCTCGCCCCATTGTTTGCGGCGCTGATCGGCCCAACTGACAGCCATCCGCCCGGCGCTGATGCACTCGTCGCGGGTGACGTGCCGTACCCACCAGTCTTCATAGCCTGGCTTGCGGCTCTGAATTTCGTAGAAGCGGCCTACCGGCGCGCCGGGGGTGCTGATCGCCAAAGCAAAAGCCTCGCCGGTCGAGAACGCGCCTTCCGCCGCGTCGAAGGTCTCGGCGGGAATGGCTTTGCTTTCGTCGAAAACGTAGAGAATATGATCAGCGTGCGCGCCTTCCAGCAGTTCGTGGTTGTTGGAGGCCAGCGCGAAGGCCTCGCCGGTTTTCAGTTTCATACTGAGGGTTTGCAGCTCGAAGCGCCCGAACGGTTCACGCCCGATCACGTCCCAGCGCAGATAGCGCGTCCATTTGTGGATTTCCGGCCACAAGTACTTGGTGAGCTGACGCCAGGCGCTGGCCGTGGTTGGGATTTTCCAGTCGCGGCCGTCGCGGGTCAGCGCAAACCATAAGATCGTGATCGCGGCAAAAGCGGATTTACCCAAGCCGTGCGGCCCGCGCAGACTGACGCGGCGCTGCTCTGGAAGTTTGGCTAACGTCTCGTTTTGGTACGGCGCGAGGCCGTCGGATTTCGGCACGCGTGACCAGTCGATGCACTCACGCGCAAAAGAGACCGGGTCGCTGAAGTACCGGGTCTGAAAGGCTTTGTACGCTTCGCCCTGTTCGAGTTCGTCACTCGGCGTCAGTAAGTGCTTTGACGCTGTCTCGATCAAGGAGTCGAACAAGGTCTTCTTGGATTGCGGCAAGAGCTTTTCTGTCAGTGACATTCCGTTTCACACTCGTTATGATTGCCATTGCAAACGATACCGCCTGCTCGGAGGTGATCATCTGCTGCATTTCGACCAGGCGCTTGCGCTCGGTTTCGACCAGCTTGCGGCGCTGCTCGATGAACGCGCCAATTTCCTGCCAGATCGCAAAGTCGCCCAGACCTTCGGCAATGACCTGCTCCAATTGCTTCAGGATGTACGGATTCTCTTCCTTGCGATATTCCGCCAGCAGTTTGGCGGCCAGCGCCCAACGTCCGGCGGAATCCCCGGTGTCGCTGCGCTTCAGCAGGTCGGATATGCGCGTGTCCATCAGTGCAATTTCTTCGCGCATTGCCAGCAGTTCTGGGTCTCGCTGCGCTTCGTGGTAGCGGTCTTTGAGTTGCTCTGGCAGATACTTCGAGTAGCGCCCGTGTTTGAAGCTCGGCGAAGCTGCGCCCTTCAGCGACTTGCCGCCGTGGAAGCGGCAAACCGTCATGCCTTGAACGGCATGATTCTTGCATTGTTCGCCGGTTCGCTTGCTTTTTGCCGTGCATTGCACTACTCAAACCCTCCATAAGCATACAAAGGTTTCATGAGGTCGCCTCAATTTACCGTCACCGGGAGCTGCGCTTCAAGCTCTGTTTCGCCGTCGGTTATCAGCACGTCGACACGGTAGGCATAGCCGAAAAGCAAGGCAGTGAGCAGCGGCAAAGTGATTACATCGTCAGCGACAGACTCGCTGCCACTCAAAACAGTCGCGCTCACGTCGGTTTCTGCGCCAGTCTCCGGGTCGATCTGGTAAGCGGTGATTGACGAGACGGTCGGCGCAGAAATCCCCCAGGGCGTTGTGCTGAAAGAGTATTTTATAGCCTCGTTGACTCCCTGAGCCACATCCTCTAAAACTCTGCGATTATCCATGATGACTCCTGTTCTCGCGCTTGCAGCGACGACAAAGAAGCTGCGCTGCGGTAGTGTTACGACTCTGCTGCGCGCCATGAGCGACAGGCGAAACGAGCGCGCCGGAAGGTTGACGGATACGACCTCGATAGCGCCGGTTACCTGACACGCCGCGGCTAGAATAGTGTCCGCCAGGGTAATAGTCGCGGTTGCGTTGACCTCAACCTCAACCGTCGCAGACAACGAGACGTCTTGTAAAGTGATCGCGGCCTGAGCGATTATCTCAATTTCTGCGCTGGCAGACAGTGTCACATCTTCAAGACTGATAACCGCCTGGGCTTCAATCTCGACCGTTGCACTGGCGGTCAGGGTGGTATCTGCGAGGGTGATATTTGCAGCCCCGGCCACTTCTGCTTCAGCCGTTGCCGCAATGGTTACGTCTGCCAGGGTAACAGCCAGTGAGGCGGTGATCGCATCCTCATCAGTGACCGTCGCAGTTGAGACGAGTAGAGTATCCGCCAGGGTAATGCTGGCCGCCGCTTCGATGTCAACCGTCGCAGTACTCTGCAAGACTGCATCCGCCAAAGTGACGGCGGATTGTGCGATGATCTCTGTTTCGGCGGCAGACTGCAAGACCACATCGGCGAGAATGGCAGAGAGCGCAGCGATAATGTCGACCGTCGCTGTCGCGGTCAAACTGGTATCCGCGAGGGTTACGGTTAGCCCTGCCGCAACATCCACAGTCGCCGTACTGGACAGACTCACATCATCAAGCGTTGCGGTTAGCGCCGCGTCCACCTGCACAGTAGCCTGGCTGGATAGGGTCGCGCCCGCCAGGGTGATGCTCGCCGCCCCAGCTATCTCAACCTCAACGGTGCTGGTAAGTGTCGTGTCTGCAAGGGTCATGCTGGCGGTGGCGGCTACGTCAACGGTGGCCGTGCTGCTCAATGTCGTGCTTGCCAGGGTCGCATAAAGCGAGGCTTCTACGCCTGCCGCTTCGACCTCGGCGGTTGCGGATAGAGTTGTCGCGGCCAGGGTCGCGCTCAATGTCGCGGTTGCAGTGACCGTTCCGCCGCCGAAATCATCAAGCCTGGCCCTGCCAGCCGCCGAGTAAATAAGCGCCCCGATATACCCGCCGGATGTGATGCTTGAATCTGAGCGGGTGGTTACGGACGACCACCCCGAACCAGTATCACGCCAGAGGGTGAGCGTTGTGCCAATCGCGGTTAGGCCGAATTTGTATCCGTTGGATATGGTCGCACTGACCGCGTCGCCCAATTGGGTGTATGCGCCGTTGATGATCTTGAAAATAACGATTCCATTGGCGGGGTCGATGTAGATGCCGTAGCCGTCCTGATTGGCGGTTTCGACATCTGACAGGCGGCAGTAAAGCTCAAATATGCCCGAATTATTGGATATGGTGGCGTACACTTCGCAGGGTGCGCCAAATGACGTTTTCCAATACGAGCTGCACGGCGTATTGGCCGCGTTGGGGGCCAGCGCGTTGGAGACAACCTTCAACCCGCCCTCGCCAGACGCGACGGGATAATCCCATGACGCGCTCGGAGGCGGGCCGGTGTTTGACCGGTTGAAGTTGTCTAATACGCTGGTGGTGATTGCCATTAGTTACCGTCGGTAAGAGTGAATCCTGTGATGGTTACTTTTTGCCCTGCGGCGATGGAGGTGTTGTCGATGGTCATATCGCCGCCGCCACCGGTAGCAGTCACTGTGCCTTGCATATGCTGGGTTGTGCCGTCGCTGGCGTAAATCCGAAAGTGCGCGGCGGTTCCGGCATTATCTGCGCTGACGTCCTCCCATGTTCCGGTCATCGCTTTAGCGCCCGCATTGGCGGCAGCCATCCAATCAGACGGCAAAGTGAGAGACGCCAACACGTCGCCACTATCCGCGTCAGTAATAGCGGCAGGGGCTGCGCCTGTTCGGATTTTCAGAACTGCGCTTGTGCCGATTGCGGTTTCAATCGCGTCAAGCCGTGCATTTTTTACGGTTGCAGAAAGTTTCAAAGCCATTGTATTTTTCTCCTACGCGCTGGCGGTCTTCAATCCGCCGCGAATAATTCCGATTTGATCGATTAATGCGCTGATCGAGCCTTCGCAGCCCGCGACGCGCGCGGCCAGGGCGATCAGCTGCTCCAATAGACTGCTGTCCGGGTCGACGACCACCGGCTGCCCGGCGGTGTTGGCCTGTTTCAGCGCGGTCAGGATTTCGGGCATGTTGACTGCCTGATCCAAGACCCACCAGCTCAGCCCGATCACTTTCGAGTTTTGGCGCGCGGTTTCGGCGAAGGCTTTGACCGCTGAAGGCAAAGCGTTGCCGCCGTCGCCGTTGTAGGCGCGGCCAGCCACGCACAAGGGTTTCGAGGTGAGCTGCGACCATTGGCGGATTGCTTCTTCGAGCATGGATACCGCTTCGTTTGGACCACCTGGGCTATACCAGTACGCCATTGGCATACCGGCGTCAGCATATTGCAGCCAGGCTTTGGCGACTGTGACCGGGTGCCAGTTTGCACCGGATGTTGGCGACCAGAAGCGCGCCCAGGAGCAGTAGCACACCGGCGCGCTGCATAGCTTTTTGAATGCGGTCATCATGGTATGGGTGTTGGTCACGGCGTTCGACTTGTTCTCGAAGGTCGTTTCGATGTCGAATACGATCCCGTCCAGGCCCAGCTCGTTAACCACTTTGGCAGTGATCTGCGCCTCGGCAGTCGGATTTCCGCCGTAAGGCGCGGCGAAGCCCACGACCTTGATGCCCTGGCGATGCAGCTCGTTGACCAGTTCGGGCTTGACGTTGACGCCCCACGATTTATACAGCGGCGACCAGCTCAGCGCTTCGACATACTGGCCGTCGACGATTTTCGGCATGTAAGTATCAAAGCCAAGTTCTTTGAGCAAAGCCGCAAGGGCGGCGGGGCTGCCCTTTGCGGCTGAGGGTACGGCATGCGCGAAGATCGCGTTACCGCTGAATACGGATTCTGGTGAGGTCATTCCTCCTCCTTCCAGTCTTTCGGGGTGTAGTCGGGCGGGATTTCGTGCTGTTCGAGCTGGCGGATCAGGATTTCAATTCCGGCCATCAGTTCGGCGATGCGTTTGTGCGCGCGGCTGAGCAGCCCACCCAGGCGGCCGTTCTCTTTTTTCAGTTTTTCGACGGCCTCCTCCAACAGCGTCACCCGATCGCATAGTTGCAGGTAAAGGCTGTAAACTTTTTGCGCGGTGTTGGCTTCGGTATCCTCGGTCTCGGCCTGCACTTTTTCGGCGGAGGCTTCGTTCAGCCTGGCCTCCGATGCTCTTTTCCGGCGTTCGGCGCGAATGGCGTACAGCGTGCCAGCTAACGCCAGCCCGCCGGAAAGGAGCACAGTCACGATGTTTGCGACGGCGTCCTGCATGAGGTTTATTACTCGGTTTGTTCGGGTAGTTGCTTCACGCCAAATAACGACATGAACTCGGCCTCGATCACGTCCGAAATTTCATCGACCGGAATTTTCCATCCCTGCGCGTCGATGCTCTGCTGAATGCGTTCGATGACCCACTGTTTCTTGACCTGGCCGACGCCCTTCAAGCCTTCGACCAGGTTGTACTGTTCGGCGGCCTGAATGAAGCGGCGGGCAAGAGCAGCTACATACTCCTGCTGCTCGACGGTCATGCGCATTTTTGCCTGCTTGCGGAGGCTGATCAAATAGTCGGCGGCCAGACCACCCAGTGTGGGGATCAGAACGACGGCGATTACCTGAATGAGAGCGGTGATGATGGGCGAAAATAGTTCTTGGTTGGACATGCGGTTACTCCTGTTCACAAATAGCCCCCACGGCAGTACCGTGGGATGAGATACCGACGTGGGGAGCGGAGGTGTAACCGCAGTGTAGCATAAAAATTCCTTATCGGCAATACAAAACGATATTGTACGCCGATAAGGATAAAAAAATTATTGCTGGATTTATGGGACGTATTCCAGCAAGTCCCCCACCTGACAGTCGAAGTACGCGCAGAGAGCCGCGAGAACATCAGCGTCATACCGCCCAATCGAATTGTTGTGCCACCATAAGAGCGTTCGCTGCGATACTCCAGTTTCACGCGCCACCTCTGCGACAGAATCGCGAACACGGAAAAGCCCCCAATCGTTTGGGGGCTTTTGTTTTATTTGATTCTCGTCTTCCACCACGAGGCATGCTCTGCGCTGCGTGACTCCGGCGGGATGTAATGCAGCGACAATGCGCTGAAAACGTCTTTCTCTTGCGGCGTTTCTAGCGCCTGCCGACCGTGCCAGATGCGCCCGTCTTTGAAGTTCAGGAACGACGGCATGAGGCCGCCGAACTTGCGCGGGGTGACGAGTTGATGCGAGAACTCCGCGCCTCCGGTGCGCAGGGTGTAGATGACGCCCCAGGTTTGCGGGTCGCAGATAAACAGGTCGACGTCGATCTCGCCGACGGTGAAGCGTTTGTACTTCTCGCCCTTCTTGACGACGGGCCAGCCCTGGGCGTTGATCAGGTCGCAAAGCGGGCCGCTTTCGTTGACCCGCTCGCCCAGGATGTTCACGCCAGCCAGCGGGATGCAGACCAGTTCGATGTCGCCGACGTCGGGTTTCATGCGGCGCAGACTTCCGGCAATCTCGATGCGCTCGCAAGCTGGCCGGAGCAGCTCGCGGATTTCTTCGGCGATTTTTATAGCTTCAGAATGTTTCATAAACACCTCCAAAAATGATTGTTACACCGGCGTGATCTTTGGCGACGTACTGCTTGGTGATATGCAGATCGGCGACCTGATCGTCGTCGTCGAACGCGACGCCTTTCAGGCCGTCCAGCACGGCCTTGCTCAGGTTGTCCAGGTCGACGCGCCGCCGGGTCGGTAAGCAGAAGCACAGATAGACTTTGACCGGAACAGGATGCCGGATAGGTTCAAAGCCGCTCAGGTTGATCGCCTCGCGCGTTTTGTAGGCAATCAGCTCCTCCCAGGCGGTCACGCGCGGGTCGATGTAGTTGCCGTTTTTCGTCTTGCGAAACGACTGCTTCGGCACTGGCGTGCCGCCGACCCATAGTTTCATAGCCTCAACGCCTTGTTTCTGCCGTTTTTGCGGCGATAGATTTTATACATCGCTCCGCTGCGCTTGTCGCGCAGGATAGTGCCCGGTGTGAACGAGTTTGGGAACATGAACAGGTCCAATCCTTCAAACTTCGCGCCGGGCGAGTAGCCGCCGTCTTCGACTGGCAGCGGATCACTGACCAGAATATACGCCTTATGATTCATGTGGCGGTTGAACTCTGCCGCCTGTGTCAGGTCGCGGTCGAAGCCGCGTTCGATCACTGCTGATTTTTGGCCAGCCACGCCTCTGCCTCCGCTTTGTTTCTGGTGTAGTTTCTGACGACGAACCGCGGATTTCCCTCCGCGGTCGTCTCGCCAGTCATCTCGATCAGGTAAACGTAGCCACCAACCCACAGGATTTCATACCTACCGCGTGGGTTGACATGGATCAGTTTCGCCCCAATTTCCATCATGGGTATACCGGCGTCTCGGCAGGTACGGGCGTAGGCGGGATTTCACCAGAATCGCACACCCCGAAATAGAAGCAATCAGGGTCAAAGTCGTCTGGCGGTTCGGGCGTAGGCGGCACCTGGCCAGGCAAACAAATTCCGAAATAGATGCAGTCGTAGTCATCTGGCGGCGTGTAGACCGTCGCGGCGCGTTCCGGTTTGTCCTCCGGTTTTGCTTCGCGCTGCTCGATCACGACCTGCGGCGCGCGGGCGATGTGCTGCTCGACGGGCGCAGGCGTTACGGCCGGCTGGCCCCCGCGCGGATAAACCGCATACGGCGGGGTGATATAGGCGGTCATCAGAAACAGCATGACCACAACGAACAGAAGTACGAAAGTAGATTTGTTTTTCAAGGTTGCCCTCCTTATGCTTTTGCCGCGCGGCGTTCCATCGCGCGGATTGTTTTTCTCGCTTCCGCGAGTTGATCCTCAAGTGTTTCGACCCTGCCTATCTCGGCGCGCAGCGCGTTGACATCCAGGTCGCTGATCCGGCTGGAGTGTGATACCAGCAGGAAGCCGCTTTTCCTGCTCTGCATCTGCGCCAGCAGACGGTCATACGTCGCGCCGGGCAGCGTGTTGAACAGCATTTCTTCGACGCTCTGCGCTTCACGGGCGCAAAATTCCGCCTGTTCGTCCAGCTTCTGAAATGCGCCGATCTGCTCTCCGATGACAAGCTGTGCCTTTTCTGCGCCGACAGCGCGGCGGATAGAGACGTGCTTCATTTCGCACCTCGGCGGGCTTTGCGGGCCAGCGCCGCGGCTTTGCGGCGCTCGTGGCGGTTGGGCCTGATGATCTGCGGCTCTTGCGGATAGACCGGCTCTTCGGCGGTCGGCTCGCTTACGCCGGCCAGGTTCTCATTTTCAGGATATGACTTTGTTGAGTCGTCGTCAGAAATTTCAAGTGTTGTGTCGTTCATTTTTTATCCTTATTCCGTTTCAATTTTTGCAAAATCAAATAGACTGATCATTTCTTTTTTACTTTCTGCGTCTCGCAGATTTCTCACAGCCACATTCCAATAACTTTCTTTGAGTTCAATGCCGATATACTTCCGGCCCAATCGCACGGCCTCAAACCCCTCGCTGCCAATGCCGCCGAATGGCGATAACACTGTCTCTCCAGGGTTTGACCATAGGCGGATGCATCGCTCGATTGTTCCGAGCTGCAGCGGGCAGATATGCCGTTCGTCTTTTTCTTCCCGCGCCGTTGAGTATTGGAGCGTGTCGCTCTCGCGGATGCCATACCAGACAGGCCGCGCCCACTCAATCCATTGGTCATTGGTAATGTCGGGGTGAATCGGTGTTGCGTTGTCGCCGGGCTTGCGAAACAGCAGGATAAAATCTGCCAGGGCTGGGCGGCTCCAGCTGCTATCTTTGCGCAGTTGGGTAAACAGCAGGCTCTTTGCTTTTGTGCGGATAGCTTGGGCTTGCGGGTCTTTGTCGATTGTTACCTCGCCGTGATGTATCCATCCAGCGTCAACAAACGCCTGGATGGTTTTTCCGCGAAAATCTTTCAGCCCAATGTAACCATCGCGCACCAGCATGGCGGGTACTTGCGCAACATGACAGGCGGTCAATCGCCCTGGTTTGGTGATGCGCAGAAGTTCAGAAACGATAAACCGGAAATGGCCGAAAAACTCTTCTTCGTCTTTGCTGTTTCCAAGATCGCGTTCGGTTGGCGTGTAGGTATACAGGCTCATAAATGGTGGGGAATAAACCGATAAGTCAACGCTTTCGTCGTCGATCTCTTTCATCCTTTCGCAGCTATCGCCCAACATCATCACCCAGCCATTGCCAGATTTCGTGTCGGTTTTGTACTTCCAGTCCTGTTCTATGCCGCCATTGATTTCTTCGGCTTCAAACTGCTGGATATTCTCGATAAGTTTCTGGCTCATCTCGGCGGCCTCTTTCTCTTTTCGCATTACGTTTTGATAAATCTCGTCTTCGGCGTCAGACAGAACGATGTACACATCAACTGGCTTTGTTTGTCCGAAACGATATGACCGGCGGATACACTGGTAATAACTCTCAAAACTGTCAGACAGGCCTACAAATACCATCTTGTTGGCATTCTGGAAGTTCATCCCAAATCCAGCAATCTTCGCTTTGGTAATCAATACTTTATGTTTACCATCCTGAAAGTCTTCCAGCATTTGCGCTTTTTCTTCCGGCGAATGGTTGCCATAAACACTTACGCAATCATCAATCAATTTCGTAAGTAAATCCTGTTCATCATTCAACCCGCACCAGACAATCCACTGGTCGCTGCTCGCGTTTACCATCTTCGCTGCCATTTCGCAGCGTTCTTGGAGCGTCTCACGGCGCGCTTCCAATCGGCCGCCAATACCATCCAGACCGGTAAAAAACAATTGATTGTCTGGTTTGAAGTCTGTCTTCACGAATACCGGTTCAATGTTCAACCCTGGCAGGATATATCCATCATCGCTGTATCCAAGATCGGATGGTTTGCGCACGCTCATCCCCCATGATGCCATCCAGCGGAAAAATGCTTCTTGCGCGTGGCCTTTGAGACGATAGCCGTCATCATCATGGACGAAATACATCGCCAGCATATTGGCGCGGGTCATCACGCCTAGAAATTCCGCATGGTTGGCGATTTCGCTGATGTCGTTCGGGGCCGGCGTTGCCGTACAGCAAAGTTTATATGGCGTGTTTGCGCAGGCGTCGGTCAATCGTTGGCGCGTCTTGCCGTCCAGGGATTTCAGGATTGAGCTTTCATCCAACACAACCGCGCCAAACTGTGAAAAGTCGAAATGGTCTATCATCTCAAAGTTGGTTACGAAAATCTGGTTATCTGAATATCTATCCGTATCCAATCCAGATCGCACATAGACAAGTTCAACATTGATCTTTTTCGCCTCGCGGATGGTTTGACGTGCCACAGATAGCGGGGCGATGATCAATGTTCTCTCGCCGATCAAGCGCGCCCACTCAATCTGCATGAATGTTTTCCCCAATCCAGTATCAGCAAAGATCGCTGCGCGTCCTTTGCGCACCGCCCAGCGCACTAGATCGCGTTGGAAGGGAAATAGGATTGTGTTTATTTCGGTATCTCTAATAGATATTCCTGACAGGCTTGTTTTTTGAGTTTTTGTTGTCAAAAAGTCGAGGTAATTTTTCATCCCACCACCACCCCGCGCTTTTTATCCGCGACAAAGTTGATGTGCCCGACGGCACGCGATTGCATCCAGAAGGTCCAGCCGTTCGTCGCGCCGACCTGGGCCAGTTTCATGGTAGTCTGCTCTTTCAGCCACGACACGGCGGTAACGTGGACTGCCAGCACGGCGTAAGGTCCGCCGATCCAGTGCATGTATCCGTTCTCGCCGTCGATTTCTGCGGCATGCCGCGTGGTCTTCGGTTCTTCGCTGACGGCCGTCCAGTAGTAGCGTGTCGGGAAGTGATCAGGGTCGCTGCTGATCACCCGCACCAGTGAGCGGTCGGTCATCAGGCTGATCAGTTTATGCGCCCATAAGGGCAGAAGCCAGATAAGTGCGTTCATAACATCCTCGCTTTGACCATTTCGACCATCGCCCGGTATGCGCGCCCGTGCTGACTGTCGCCGTGCGTCTTCTCAACCGCGTCTGCAAACGTTTCAAGGGTGCCTGCAAAACACCCACACACGACTGACAAACCGGTTTTTGTACGGTAAATCGTAGTAAATCCATCGCGGCTGCCGATTGGTCCGACGATCATCCAATCAATATCTTTTTCAACCCGCGCATTGCCGAACACCCGCGCATTACCGAACACCCGCGCATTGCCGAAC